CCCTACATTGTTGTAGTGGTTCCAAAGGTAGCGGTCATCCTTACCAATGTTGGACATGCGTAGCTTACGTGCATCAAAGCTACCACGCTGGGTAAACTCCTTACGCATAAGATCCTTACATGCCTCACCAAAGTCATCAATGATCTGTTCAGCGTCCACTGAGCGATCAGGAGACTTGTACTTAACAAGATCGTAGATGTCATCTATTAGTGTGTTAGTCGTTTTCATTGAAGTATCCATCAAGTATTTCTTTAGCCACTGGCGCAGCGATTACGAACCATTCATTCTTACGTGCATATGTTTTCTCTAATAACTTGTGTACCTCACTCTCTGCTTTACGCCTGTCATCAGTGGCATAGGCTTTGACTAGCACATAGTCTCTGTACGGGCTGCCTGTCTGGAACTGCTTTATCCTGTCTTCTGCGTCCACTGCCATACCTATCTTAACCCAGCTAGGGTAGGCTGGACTGTACAGGATGTACACTTGTCCTTGCCTTGCAGTCTTATAGTTGTCTAAAGACTCAAAGGCTGCATCACCAAAGGACTTGTATCGTCCGGGCTTGTGTAAGGGATGCGACTTAGAGATGTACTTTCCATTGACCCACATCCTTGTATTTTGAATGTTTTGAGCGCCTTTAGCCCTACGTCTATTGTTGTCGTGTGCATTGATGTACCACCACTCCCCATCTTCAAAAACGTATCTGCCTTTTCTAGGATTAGTAGGGTTCGTATTAGTGAGTGTCTGCCCAGCTTGTTCCAACTTGGTATTCTCCTGTGAGTTTGCAGTTGAGTCCCAGTTCAATTCCTGCTGCTTCCAAGCAGGAGACTGCGAGTCTTCCGTACTTATCTGCTTGGGATTCTCTGACTTCTGCTTGGACTTCATCGTGAATGTTTCCTACAAAATAATAATCTAAGTTCCATAGTATAGCATACTCCTGTAATAAACACAAGGCTTTTTTCATAACGATTGCACCGGCACTCTGAAGTAATGTATTCAGTGCTGCGTGTTCAGATCGTATGTATAACTTCCTGCCGTCTAATCCACTGATCCAACCGCATGCTGCCTCTCTAGTAACTCTGTCTCTAAGATCTGCATATGCTGGGAGATTAGACATAAATCGTTCTCTAAGCATTCTACCAGCACTTGCGCCTCCCTGCGCCACCGTACCAAGTTTCGCATCTCCTGCTCCGTACAACAGTGCGTATATGAAAGTTTTTGCCTGATCTCTTGATTCAAGTCCTGCAAGGTGTTGGTTAGCTGTGTGTATGTCTCCTCCAATGACTTCATTAGTGTACTCCTGATCGTTCATGTAGTGAGCCAACATGCGTAGCTCTAGGCCACTAGCGTCAAACCCTACAAGTTTGTACCCGTCCCTTGCAATCCAGCACTGTCGGCACTCCTTGCCATACGGTGAGTAGCCTGCCGGTACTTGAGCGAGGTTAGGTTTAGAGTGTGTCATCCTACCAGTGACAGCACCATTGGTGTTTACATATCCATGCACTCTGTCTGTGTCTGGGTTAGCTTCATCTACCCACGACTGCACTTGAGCCACACGCTTCTGTAACATCAGGTACTCAGCAATCATCGCTGCCTGTGGTATGTCCTTGACGGTAGACAGTACTGCTTCATCTACCATTGGCTGACCTGTGGGTGTTAGCTTGCAAGGCTTCCATCCAAAGTCAATCAGGTACTCACCTATCTGCTGTCTTGAGCCAAGGTTAAATGGCTTGAGCATCTTACGCATGAAGGGTGACCTGTCGCCAGTGTCCAGCACACGCTGGTACTCATCGTCAGTAAGTCCAACCTTAGACAGGCTGCCGTCCTTCTTGGTCTTTGGTACTACCTGTTTAACGTCCACCCACTTAGGCTTGAACACCTCATGCACTTCATCCTCTACAGACATCTTGCGTTCCTTCAGGGTAGCAAGTAAGTCAGCGGCATGTCGGACATCTAGCAGCCATCCATTACGTACCTGCTCCTGTATGATCCACTGCACCTCATGTTCAAGGTCAATGGACTCTTGACTGAACTTGAGTAGCTCCGCCCTGATCTTGTTGTACGCCTGCTCAGTCACACGTACATCTTGGATACAGTACTCTACCATCTCAGGCGACAGGCAAGTCCAATCATCATGGTCACCTTTGCCACCAAAGTTAGCCAGCCTATGCCCACCCTCACGCTGTGGATTAGCAAGACGTGATAGCACCAAGGTATCCACCACCCTACGCTTGTCCACTGTGATGTCCCAGAGCTTCTCTAGCACCGGCAAGTCAAAGCCTATGAGGTTGTGACCTACCACTGGGAAGTCGCCCTGTAGCGCCAGTGAGAGACTCTCCTTGTCATAGTGCTCCTGCACCTTACCGTCCTGCATAGTCACTACTATCCAGATGGTGTCAGGGTCAAGACCATTGGTCTCTATGTCTAGGAATAGATTAGAGTGCATTAGCCCTATCCTCTTGCTGCGGCTTTGGCACCTCTCGCATCCTGCCTGTGATCTTGTCGTACTTCAGGTAGCAGCAGGCACCAGTCAACCCAGCATAACGATTCTTCAGGATACGCACTGTCGTTGTGTTGCGCCTCTCCTCGTCCTCATTCTGCTGGTCACGCTCAAGACCAATCACCATGTCGGACAACTGAGCGATAGCCTGTGATCCACGTAGTTCACTTAGACTTATCTGCCCACCGTCCTCATGTGCCTTGCCTTGGGTACGCTTGAGGTGTGACACAAGGAACAGACCTACACCTAGCTCCTGCACCAGTGACCGTAGCTTGGTCATGATAGCGTCGATAGCCTTGCGCTCATCTGCGTTGTCCTGTGCTGACACCACGATGGACAGGTGGTCAAGGATAATCCACTTGCAGTCTAACGCTTTTGCCATGTAGCGCACGCGAGCCAACAGATTGTCTTCGCTAGTGCTACCCCAGTGATCGAACAGGTAGTACCGACCAGTGCCCATCGTCTGCTCCCAGAAGGGCAGTGCAACTTCAGGGTCTAGGTCTTCCTCCAAGTGCAAGGGACAGTCTGCTGCTACTGACATCACGCCCAGTGCGGTGCGAGCTACGTCCTCCTCTAAAGCTAGGATACCAATGTTGTCCTCCGTAGCGTTTAGTAGGTAGTACTCCAGCTCCCTGACTATCTGTGATTTGCCCATGCCCGAGCCACTTGTGATTGTCACCAGTTCATATGGCCTGAACCCTTTGGTGTATGTGTTCATACCTTGCCAAGGATAGGGCACTGAGCTGACCTTGATCTTGTTGGTAAGAGCTTCCCATGTATCGTTGCCTGAGATGATACCATCCGGCTGGTACACTTTAGCGTCCCACCATGCAGACACAAAGTCCTTCACACGTCTGGCCTGTAGCATCTCGTTGGCATCCTTTAGTGGGAGCCTGACGATCTTCAGTTTGTTAGGGCTAAACAGATCCTTGACATCTGCCACGGCCTGCTTACCAGCCTTGTCGTTATCGAAGCATAGCACCACATTGTCGTAGCCTTCGATCCACTCTAGCTGCTCCTTGATTTCCTTGGCTGCTGATGAGGCACCAGATCTCAAGGACACTACATCGTACTTCCTGTCGAACATCTCTGCTACTGACAGACAGTCTACTTCTCCTTCTGTGATTGTTAGGAACTTACCGCTACCTCTGCACGTCTGCTGACCAAAGAGTCCAACACCTTCAGTGCTGCCAGTGGCAAAGAAATCTTTGTTCTTCACCAGCCTGACCTTGGTGCCTTTGACCTCATCAGTATCGCAAGAGTAGTAGGGGTAGATGTGCTTGGCTATCTTACCTGTCGAGTCATACTCCACTGTCACACCGTACTTAGCACAGGTGGCTTTGGATATGCTTCTGTCAGAGATGTCAGCTACTACTCCAGTCAAGTCTAGCTTCCTCCTAAGTTCAGTTGGTTTAGTAGAGGTGACACTGCTGCCACCCTTACTAAATTCACGGCAGGAGAAGCAATAGCTACTCCCGTCCTCGTACACAGCCTTAGCGTCAGAGGAGCCACACGAATTGCATGGCTCATGACGTACAAACTTAGAGTGCTGGGTCAACACCTGCTACTCCTTCCACTTCTAGTATGCGAATACCGTCCATGTAGACAGGCACACCATGCACAGGGTGCGAAGCGCCATACTTAAAGGAGACACGGAACACACCGCTAGGTATCTCATCAGCTAGCGCAAGATCCACAGCACTCTTTCCGTACTCCTCCACTGCCGCTGCTGTAGCTGCTTCAATAGCTGCCTCCCTAATTGCTTCTCTAGCTGCTTCTCTAGCTGCTTCTCTAGCTTCCCTAGCTTCCTCATCCTCATTCTCATCCTCATCTAAATAATCCTCAGTCTGTTCATTAGTGAGGATGAAGTCAGTCTGTTGCTGATGAATGAACTCAGACACAGCACGAATGTCCACGCCTTCGCTGTCAATGATCTTCACAG